GAGCCTGGTAGGTGTTACTGGAGTCGAACCAGTGACCTGATGCTTGTAAAACACCTGCTCTCCCATCTGAGCTAAACACCTCTTACATAAAAAATACTTGATTTATCCTATTATAATCTGTAAACATACCAAGGTCTATATTTGCTTTATGAAGAACATCTGCCTGATATAAGACCATTCTATTATACACCATATTAGCCTCAAATTCAACAGTATATTGTTTGTCAATTTTGTCTTTAGTCAATTTAAACTTATAATCATCTGACATAGAGGTTACTACCGGACCTATGATATCATATGTTTCAGACATATTTTGTTTCCACTCTGGTTTTCTATCTAAAGGAATACTCATTTCTCCTTTCCAACTATATAAAGTTGTTCCTCCGGCACACTCATCTGGAGTATTTAAATAAATTACACTTCCGAATTGATATGGGGAAATTAGTTCATCATCTCCCTCCCAATAATCTTGATGAGGTACATTTGCTAATGGACTCTTTTTTATAAATGAATCATTAGTACAATTAACCATAAACCCTTGATTGTCCCAATTTCTCTCAAAGTCATCTTCTCTCAATGGGCCGCAACTACGACATAGGTCTAAATATAGATTATATAATTTTTCCTTTAGTTCTAAAGTTTGTAAAGAACATCTCATCCCAGGGAATCCACTCACTAATCCAGGAGCTACGCCATACTTTAAAGATAAAGCAAGTTCTCTAATTTCATCTGGATTCTTGTAGAAATCATCAATAATGATTGCAGTACGTCCTTGGATGTGTTTATAAACTTTGATGAAAGCATTTTCGTTTAGTTCAAACATTTTACATAAAAAGTATTTGATTGATTCGGTTATAATCTGTAAACATTCCAAGGGCTGAATTTTGACAATGAAGAACATCTGCCTGATATAAAAACATTCTATTATATACCATATCAGCTTCAAATTCAACAGTATATGGGTTGTTCCCATTCATTTTATCTTTAATATATTCAAATGGTACATCATCATTATTTATACCTTTCATCCACTCTGGTTGCCAATCTACGGGAATACTCATTTCACCTTTCCAGCTATATAAATTTGTTCCGCCTGCACATTCATCTGGAGTATTAAGAAAAATTACACTTCCGAATTGAAGTCGTGCAGTTGAACTAGGCTTATTCTCCCAATAATCTTGATGAGGAATAATACCCGTTGGATTCTTTCTTAAAGAAGAGTCATTTAAATTATTGACCATAAACCCTTGTATATCCCAATTACTATTAAAGGCTTCAAGATTAAAAGGTCTTATCTTGTTACGTAATGGAATTCTAAAACTCCCATCTTCCAGTAATTGTGTTTTTTGAACTTTTCCTTTCCATAGTTTATTACTACATAGGTCAAAATATATATTATATAATTTTTCTCTTACTTCAGTAGTGGCAAAATAACTTCTACTTCCAGGATGAGCGGCCACCAAATCAGGATCATCACTATACTTTAAAGATAAAGCAAGTTCTCTAATTTCATCAGGATCTCTGTAGAAATCATCAACAATGATGGCTGATCTTCCTTTAATATCCGTGAATGCTGTAACCTTAGCATCTCCGTTTAGTTCAAACACTATTCCTGGTCAATCGATATTTCTTGAGTATTCGGATCAAACTTTACTGTAAAATTTACCTCTATCGGCTTAAAAGTACCATCCACATTTACGATGGGTAATTTTCCTTCGACCGCAGCCTGAAGTGCATCTTTTGCTGACTCAAATGGATGGTCAGGATCAGCTTTGATAATTTTGTCTAATTCTTTTTTTGCATTATCTGGAAGTAAATCATCAATCATTTGTTCCACGTGTTCTTGTGCTAAATCTGTAGCCTTGTCTATTACAAGACTAGAAATAACATTGAATAATAATATTGGTAACATTATATCTCCATAATAAATTTGTTTAAATGAAAAAGGCTCCTCTCGGAGCCCCCTTCGAGAATAATCTCCTATGGATTATGCTTCAGCTAATTTGCTAAAGTAACTCATAGTATCATCCGTCGTTATTGGTTCTCCACCATCAAAAGGCGGTTCATCCTGCTCGGATTGGGTGATAGTCGGAGCTGAAACTGATTCGGCCGTGAAAGCTGAAGTATCAGCAGAGGCACCGATGATTCGGGCAAACTTCTTCTTCAACTCATCATATGGCTTGAACTTATCTTCGGCAATCTCAGCTTCGAGTGAATAGAGTCCATTATATAATGTCTCCATTTCGCTTTCATCCTTCAACCATTGGGATGGTTCCTCGAAAGCAGATTTGTCATACTTCACGAAGCCGTCAGCTTTGCGAGCCTTCAATTTGAAGTTAGCACCATTATATAGATTAAACACATTAACAGGTGTCTCATCTTCAAATTGTGGTTCACCTGAGGCTTGTATCATATCGAAAATAGACTTCCCATACTTGAAGAGGAATACTTTCCCTTCATTTTCCGGGTGGGCTTGATCTTGAACAACATAGATATTAGAGATATACTGAAGCCTACGCTTCCTATCTCGTGCTATCTGTTTGTTGCTATCAATACCAGAATTCCACAACTCTGAATTAGCTTCAGAAACTGGATCCTGTTGACTAATAGTTGTGAGGGAATTCTCGATATACCATCCACCTTTACCTTTGAAACCGTGTGTATATATTTTTACAAACGGGAAGTTTTCCTTTTCGGGCGAATCAAGAAAACGAATAATAGCATATCCGTTGCTTGACTTGTCTCGTTCTAACTTCCAGTAACGGTCGTCTACGTATGATTGTTTCGCACCACCACCGGCGGCGTTCAACTTTTCCATCATTGATTCTACGTCCTTTTTAGAATTAGAACGTTTCTTTAGAGCGGCAAAACTCATAATTTACTCCTATTGTTTTGTTTAGATTAAAGGTGTGACTACACAATGCAATCACTTACCTGGTTTAGTTTTTATCCTGTCTACACAGGAGCAACGGGGTCGGTCTGTTCAGAGGGATCAGGCACTATCTTTAAATCTGCCTTTGACTCTGATCTTGCGACTTTGTCTGTGGGTGGCCTCTTAGAATTTGGAAGAGGGGACCCTTCAACTGGTGTCGGTGCTTCGTCACCTTCCATAACAGCCTTGATAGCTTGAGCAAATCCTGCTCTCGCCATTTCAGCCCGTTGGACTTCTTTATCAATCGCTACGAGATGTTCAATAGCAATCTTCGCCACGTTTGGTAATGATTCAACATCATAATCTGCTCCGTCAATACGTACAGTATTTTTCTGAAAGTACGCCGGCTCAGTTGATTTTACTTTTTCTTCTTTCTTATCTGCCATAATCTAATTTCTCCTATGGGTTTATTCATTATTTATAAAGCATTATTATACTTTATCCCTGACACTATGTCAAGTCTTTTTTTCAAAAAATTCGATTTTTTGCAAATTCTTTCAAATCACAATACACTTCAATTCCCTCTTGTAATAATGTGGGTGAATCCTGAACCATATTGATTAGCATTTCATAATCTGTCCGTGCTTTGTTGCCGGTATCATATTTAAATGTTGTTTCCACAATGACATTATCCAATTTGAATTTAACAGTAATTTCATCATCCATACTATGAAAGTTAATGCCTGTCAGATTCTTTTTGGATAAATCGATTAGGGTATGGTGGGAGTCATTCAGTTGTAGCATCAAAAATCTCTTTCATAATTTTAACAAATTTAACATTCTCTAAATTCAAAAATTCTGTATATCTGTCATATCTATATTGTTCGGATGGAAAAATGTAAGAATCTTTTATATCCTTAGCAATTCGTTTACTGAATCCTAGAATTTTATCCATAATAATATAAGTCTCTACCTCAATCATTCTTTGCTGAACAAATTTAAAAATTATAGGATGTTCGTCTTCTTCGACATCAAATAATCTATCAAATCCTAATCCTCTTGCGATTAGAAATTCGTTCACTTCTTTTAGGTCTTCTTCAAATATATATGATAACGATTGTACCCGTTTTTGCCAGGCAACATAAACATCTTCCGATTCTTTCGAGTGTAAGTCTCCTATCCAAATTACATCGGACCCGTAATAGGCGAAATTCGCTACATAATATTGGAGTAAGTCTTTAGTCTTTCGATCCCCTAATGTTTCAAAAAAATATTTATCACTCCGTCCTTCATATGCACTTAAGGTGATTTTACAGGATCTACCTTTGTATTTAATATAGTTGTAAGTGTTGGAGTAATTGAAATGTTGCTTTAGGGAAACATATAATTGATATGATTCAAATCCAGTCACAGCGGTAGTGTGCTACCCTCATTATTATCTTTTTTGATTACGTTATTTGCTATTGCTTCTTCTGTTACTTTTTCGAGAAATGCTGGTGATATTAATTTTGCTACTTGCTTTGGTTCTAACTGATGCTCGGTCATATATTCAGTCATTGCATCAATATATGTTTCTCCAGTCGCCATTCTCTCTTCCATTAACACTTGGAAGGCTTGTTGCTTATTCACTTTTTTCATAATCTATTCAGTTTCATTGTGATCTACGAGTCTCTTTCTATAACAAATTAAAAACACCAACTGAAGTACATAATATTTCCAGAATGGTGCTCCTTCAAAATCAATAATAATATTTTCGCCGTCAATTTCTACTTCTTTAATCATTATTTCCTTATGGTTTCACCAGCATATCTCATAAACAGAGCATCTAATACTACTTGTTTCATCTCCTCATAGTCCTCAGAGTCTTCACCACGCTCCACCTCGTCAACATCCACTTTAACTATTACGAATTGCTTTAATACTTCATCCAATCGTTTCATATATGGATGCTCTTTTTCAAATTTCATATTATATCCCTTCTCCAACTTTCTTCTAACATAATGGCCTCATATCGTTCTAGTTCTCGCATAAGTTCATTGTTTGCTTCCACTAGATATATGATACGTTTCTGATACTTGGATCTGATAGACTCTTCAACCGCTTCTTTTGTCCCTTTGTCATAGGCAAGAGTTGCTAAATTATTCATATTATCCTTAAAAAATGAGAATGCTATACTTCCTCAATCGTGGTTTTGTAAAACGATACAGAGGTTTTTAAGCGGTTGACTATAATCCGCCGCATCAGTTTATGGTAAGTTGTCATCTTGACCGCCCTGCTTGCAACATCCTCAATTTCATATTGTAACACAAAAA